GGTCAAACGCAGCAGACAAGAGCTTCTACCGCCTTCGGCGGCAGACTGCGCCTGTAGCAGAGTTTGGATGAAGACGAAGTCAAGAAACTAAGACGATAAACTGTCCACCGAAACGGGGCAGGTCCAGCCTGACCGTTTTCCTTGGTTCGAGTTGGTTGGATGGTCTTCTCCATAAATAAGTTTGCCCAAAACTTATACGGAGATTGCCATGAAATGGATTTCGCTTTGGTTTCTATTTGCCTTCAATTACTGCACTGCACCAATCTACGCAGCTGACCTACCAACTTCACGCCAAGAAGAAACTATTCCCTATCAAACCTTAGACCAGGCCGCCAAAGCCGCTCTAAACGTCGCTATGCCGCTCTCAAAGGCTGACCAGACCGAGTACGGTGGCATTATCGTGGAATTGAATGGAGCGTTCTTCTATACGAGTGCTGTCACCACATCAGAATCTACTGCTCTCAACTTCAAAGCAGCATTCAAACATGGTGCTCACTTCGTCGGCTTGTACCACACACACCCAGGCAACCTAGATTGTTCCAATTACTTCTCAGCACCAGATGTCGAGATTGCAGAGAAGTTCGACATCACTTCATACATTGGTGTTGTCGGTCCAAACACCATTCGACGATTCATTGCTGGTAAGACGAAGAAGACGCAACCCATTATGGCCCTACATCAATTCATTGCTGATGGTGTAATAATTTCCTAGCGCCCGAGCCGGCCATAATATACAAACACAGTGGAGCAACTACCAACGAATCGAAGGGAGATGATCTGCCAATTAAACCGCCAAAAAAACGCCTAAAGGGCGAGTTTTCGCAAGTCAACGCAGTATTTCTACGATTTTTCCACCACCTGGACGATTTCTCCGCAAAAAATCGCATCTCTCCACCAAATTCCAGAAGAAATCCACGCCTTAGGTGGGATTTTCACGTATGACCCTAACTGTTCTCGTCCATCCAACATTCCTAGACGATAGACAACAGCATAAGGACGATTTCTAACCACCATCAAATCGTCCTCAATATGCAAACGGTTCTCCTTCCCGACCGTCTCACCCATATTTCTGCACGATTACCCTGATTTATCTCGGTGTGATTAGGGTTATGAACGCTCTCAATCCTCGTATTTCTGCAGGATTTCAACGTTCAAACCCCTTCTAACTCTCTGAACTATTCGCAAATTCATTTCGTGTCTTCTTGGGCAATTCTGTTGATGGTCATCTCCAGACGTAAGGAGATGTGACTGTGAATGATGAGATCCAAGAGTTGATTAAGGCTGTTAAGACCTCGTCCAAGCCTGTCCAAGAAGTGGTTGATAACTTCTTCGCACAGATTGGTTGGAGCCTCTTGAAAGCCGAATACGAAAAGATGAATGCAACTGAACGCGCATTCCTGATTGCGAAACTAACCACCGAGAGGAAGACCAAATGAGTATCGACAAAATGTCCAGGCAGGAATTACGAGCTGCGGCAAAAGCTGCTGGCATCAAGTACGGCAAGATGAGCCTTATGCAGATTCGTGATGCCCTACGCGACCACACGCCTGCTCCCAAGAAGAAAACCACCGAGCGCAAAGAGCGCACTGGCACGAAGATGGAAAAAGCTCTTGCCATCCGAGCCAAGTTTCCTGATCTGGCTCGTAAAGAGATTATTGCCAAGTTCATCTCGGATGCTGGTTTGACCAAAGCCGGTGCCAACACCTACTACGCCTTGGTGATGAAGAAGACTAAATAAAACGTTTTCATATCACTTAGCAAACTGAGCCCACCTAAGACGTGGGCTTTTTTATTGCCCTAACTGCCTTCACTCCTAAATAGCCTCACACAACAAGCAAGTGGTGATGGAGGTCACAGATGGCAGCGAAGAGCAAAGGCACAGATTCAATTACTGGTTGGTCCCGTAACAAGACAGTAGAAGAGATCAAAGACCTACGTAACGAAACAATCTCAATAGGAATGAACCCACAGCACGAACTGATTCCAAACGATGGATGGAAGGAACAGAAGAAGCTTTGGGATAAAGCATCCGACGCAAGACGAAAAGACTATTTGTACGGAATGATTCTCCATGATGGCGTCTGTGCCGACACAAAGCGTGGGCTTGCTTTAATAGCCAAGTTCTTTTGCATCAAGGTTAAAGACCTCGATCCCTATCAAGAAGTCATCGACATGGCGGATGCAGCTCGTGTCATGAAGATCAATCGCAATCAACTACGTACATTCATTGGCCGTGACGATCAGCCAATGGGTAAGTTCTTCATTGGTAAACAGTACGCATATCAAGTCGGTGAGCCTAAGCATGAGGGTGTTGAGAGCATTGATGATGGTAACGACATCACCATTAAAGTCATGACACCGGAAAACGCAAATGTCTCACAAGAAGACACATCCGCGGTGACGCCAGAGGAAGCCACACCGACTTTTACTCACCTTAATTGATGGACTTGCATTGGAACCTATTCAAACACCAAGCAGAGTTTGTTGCTGACACCAAAACACGCAACCTAGCGCTGATTGGCGGTTACGGAAGCGGCAAGACTGAAGCCTTGATTGCTAAGCTAATAAGCTTAGCATTTCTCAACGCTGGATACGAAGGGATTGCACTATCGCCAACGTACCGCATGGCTGTGCAGGTATTGGTTCCTCGACTAGAAGAAGCATTACGTCAGCGCGGTATTCCGTATCAGTTTCATAAAGCGGATATGTACTTCGCCATCAAGGTGAAGGGCAAGACAACAAAGCTTCATATCCTCGCAGCAGAGACATACAAACGAGCAGCTGGTATCAATGCCGCCTTCTTTGGTGTGGATGAAGCCGACTTACTTGATACAGCTACCTTTCTCGCAGCCTGGGCAATGTTGTCTTCACGTCTGCGTAAAGGAAAGGTCTATCAAGGTGTGGCCGTATCAACACCAGAAGGTTTCAAAGGCTGCTACAAGTTCTGGTATGAGGAAGTTATCAGGGATTCGAAGCTTGGACGTGATCGGAAGATTATCAAAGCATCAACCTACGACAACTTCACTCTACCGAAAGAATACATCGAGGGATTGGAGGCGCAATATCCCGAACATCTGATTCGTGCGTACCTTCATGGCGACTTTGTCAATCTTGCTGGTAAGCCAGTCTATTGGAAGTTCGATAAGGAGCTAAACAAAACAGACCTTACGATTGCCGACTTTCCGAACCATGTTATTCACATTGGCCAGGACTTCAACAAGAACATTAATGCTGGCGTCGTTCATGTAGTCCGAAACAACAAATGCTATGCCATCCATGAGTTCTATGGCGACAAAGACACTCAAGCATTAGCCGACAACATCAAAAGAACGTTCCCTTGGCACTACGCGAACAATGCCATCCGCTTCTATCCGGATGCTTCCGGCTTCGAAGGCATCCAGAACCTTAAACGAAATTTCCCAGAGTTCGCACCAGATGGAAAGCCTAATTTCCGTTTTGGCCAAGCGAATCCGAAGGTTGAGAAACGTGTTGCAGCTGTTAACGAGAAGCTAAAGCCAACGGGAGGACAGCCTGAGTCGTTCATCAACCTTCAGAAATGTCCTGAACTGTGGAAAGGCTTGACTCAGCAAACATACGACAAGAACGAAGAACCAGATAAGAAATCGGGAATTGACCATGCTCTCGACGGTCATGGGTACTTCATTCACAAGACTTGGCCACTGACTGGAACTGTGACTGCGACCATTTCGTAAAGCTCCACCATAAATAACGAATAACAATGAATTCGACCGGAGCAACCGTCTAAATGCCACAAACACTCAATCACAAAGACCTACGAACTGTAGATGCAGACGCTGCACAGAAGCTTGTCGACTTCTATGAAGACAATCAGATGGACTATTTGATTAATGACCTGAATGCATATCGCGATGCATGGAAGGATCGTAAGTTCATTCCTCGAGTTCGCAATATCACCAAGACAATCGTGGATAAGTCTGGACTACTTTTCAACGCACCACCAACGTTAGAGATAGTCACGTCTTCTGGTTCGGTTCCACAAATCGATCCCACATTCAACGAACTGATGGAGCGCTCGGACTGGATTGAGTTCTATCAGAATGTCGATGTCTACACACGCTTACTAAAATCTACAGTCATCCTTCAACAAAAGTATGTCGCGACGCCTACCACCACACAAGATGGTAAGTACGTTCCGAACTTTCAGCAAGGTGACGCACTGTTACTGACATTGCTTACTCGTGCCAATGCTGCCGTCAAGATGGACATTACAGGCACCATCATCATCGAGCTGGCATTCCTTACATCTGATATTACGAACGGAAACGAGTTCACCTATCGTTGCATCACACCCGACACGATTAGTGATTGGAGTGTCAAAGACGATACAGAAACTCTGATCGATAGTAAGCCAAACCCAGACGGCTTTGTCCCTGCGAACTTTGTTTACGACACTCTAAAGCCACGCAATGGTGGCTGGGCAAACATTCCAGAAGACATTATCAGCCTTCAGGAAATGGTCAACATCGGATTGACTGACACCGAATTCGCAGTAGCGCACCAGAAGCAGAAGACTCTTTTCACCAATGCGCGTGTAGAGGGTTCAACCGGCAAGGGCCAGAACCAGACACTACTTGGCATCCCCCATGCCGAGGAAGGTTTCACTCCAGGTGGCAGTGCCTATCCTCAGAACATGGTCAATACCACGAACTCCAACATGGGTGGGCTTGGAAAGTTTGTCACTGTCTCGACCGGCGATCCACAGATAGAGCCATTCGTGAAGTTTGATGGTCCCGTTTCTGACCTTGACAAGCTGAATGATGTTCTTGAATCGATCATCCAAGGTGTTGCATTTGATTGGTCTGTTTCTCTTCGTATGGAAGGATCAGGTCGTGCCTCATCTGGCTTCCAAATCATCGTTGAGGAAATGGACAACCTTCAGCTTCGTGACAAGCGTGCTCACTCAATGTCAGGTGCAATGCGTCGCTTCTACGACATTTGCCAGCGTCTATATCCAACACTGACACAGGGAATGCTGCGAGTAAAGTTCGCACCACCATCATTGCCAGTGGACACGGTTCAACAAGAACAGATTTGGTCCAACCGAATCGCCGCCGGCCGTGCATCGGTCCTTGATTATTTCCGTGAGGTTCAAGGGTTGGATGACGATGCAGCGTGGGAAAAGATCAAGGAAATCCAGGAAATCAATGCGCAGCTTGGCTATACCGTCACTCTAACCGCTAAGGAACAGGCAACAAGCCCTGGTCAACCTGCTGGTGCCGGTGGAGCAGCATCCAACTCTAATGCTGGAAGCAATCCAACCGGAAATCCTTAACCAATAGACGATCCCTCATAAATACCTCCATTAAACGCAACGAGCGATGTAGTTCGCTCACTTCTTAAAGCAAGGTTGACGGAGGTCAATATGTCAGAGCAAGACAATAACACTAGCCCAGGAGCTGGGGAGCCAGCAGAGACAATCGAGAGTTTGAAAGCCAAACTCGCTGAGACATCAGAAGCAGTACAAGCACTGACAGCCGAAGCAACGAAGAATAAAGCCCTTCGTCGTAAAGCAGAGCAGGAACGCGATGAACTGAAGAAGAAGCCACCAGCATCGAATGACTCAACAGAAGATTATAAGAAGTTGTGGGAGGAAACAAACACAAAGCTATCAAAGACTCTCGAACGAGCCAAGACGGCAGATATCAATTCTGCTCTGACTGACCAGTTCGGCAAGACGAAGGTAGCCAGTGACAGATTCGCCGCAGCTTTGAAACTTGTCGATTCAACCTTGGTTGAATGGGATGAGGACACCGGAGTCAATAAGGCTTCTGTTGTCGCAGCAGTACAGAAATTGAAGAGTGAACACAAGTTCCTATTCGAATCGACTGTTGATGCAACTGATCCGAAGAACGCCGGTGATGGAAGAACAGGTAACACGATCACTCGATCAATCTTTGATGCCCTATCACCAAAGGACAAGGCAGCAAAGGTGAAGTCAGGTGCAAAAATAATTGACTAAAGCCGACAACAAGAAATCAAACGGCTCTTTAAGAAGGAAAAATAACAATGACAGCCTCAGCAGGTTCGAACACACTCACTGGTCTAATCCCAGTAATTTATGAAGCAATGGACGTGATCCCACGTGAATTGGTTGGCGCAATCCAAGCAGTTCAGTTGGACCCATCCGCAGAAATGGCCGGATTGAATCAAACGATTCGTTCACCAATCGTACCAACAGCAACCGCGGTTGACGTAGTTCCAGGTGTCACAAACACCAATGGTTCCGGTCAGACTATCGGTTATGCCGACTTGGTAATCAATAACGTAAAGAATGCACCTATCCTATGGGCAGGTGAAGAACAGATGCTATTGGGTGCAGAGTATCAGGGCATCGTAAAGCGTCAGTTCCAACAGTCTTTCCGTACTCTCGGTAACTTGATCGAACAATCAGTTGTAAACGCAGCAGCTCTTGGCGCAAGCCGTGCAGTTGGTACAGCAAGTACAACACCATTCGCGACAGCAGGCAACCTTAGCGACTTTGCTAACTCAGTCAAGCAGTTGGACGACAACGGTGCACCAGCACTAGATCGTTCAATCATCCTTGGCACGTCAGCAGCAGCTAACATCCGTGGCGTTCAGTCAGTACTCTTCAAGGTCAACGAAGCAGGTTCAGCAGAACTTCTACGTACTGGCGCATTGGGTACAGTTGAAGGCCTTGATGTTCGTACATCAGGCCAGATCAAGAATGGTCAAGGTCAGAACGGTGCCGCAGTCGGTACTGGCTCAGGCTATGTCCTTTCAGGCAACCTAGCAGCTGGCTCAACAACAATCGGTGTAGGTACTGGCTCAGGAACAATCCTAGCTGGTGACGTCGTAACAATCGACAGCTACAAGTATATCGTTGCTACAGCCCTTTCCGCAGGTAGCTTCACAATCGCTTCACCAGGATTGGTAACGTCAGGCTCAACCGGCGATACAGTAACAGTCAATGCTTCCAGCCAGAAGAATATCTTCTTGCAGAAGAACGGCTTCTTGCTTGCCACACGTGTTCCAGCAATGCCACAAGGGGGAGACGCTGCATCTGACTTGATGACCGTTACAGATCCTGTAACCGGTTTGACATTCCAGATCGCAATGTACAAGCAGTACCGTCAAATCACAATCGACGTTGCAATCGCATGGGGAACAAAGGTTCTTCGCAGCGATTACGTTGGATGTCTTTTGGGCTAATACGTTTCACACACGTAAGAACGAACAAGGCCGGCCGTCAAACGTCGGCCTTTTTCTTGCCTGACATAAATACCAAGAACAATCATTCGAGGGGCCAACATGGCATTAACACTTATTCAAGAAGATGGAAGCGGAGTCACAGGTGCCAATTCCTATGTAACGCAAGCAAACGCCATTACATACGCAACGAATTGGGGCTATACACCTTTCACCAGCGCCTCATCACAGAGCCAGATAAACGCACTCTATTACGGCGCGTATGCACTTGATCGCCTATACGGTCGCAAGTACATCTCGGTTGTTCCACCTACTTCTACTCAAGGTCTTCTATGGCCTCGATACACGATCATGGGAAACGACTTCCGAATGATCGCACAGAACAGCATTCCGCAGTGTCTTCAAGACGCTCAATGCGAACTGGCCTATCTCTACATCACTGGCGTTTCACTGTTTCCAAATGAAACCACAAACCGCCTATATAAGAGCACGAGCTTCCAAGCGGGTTCATTCCGTACCAATAACGACTACTGGAAGATTCCCGAAGATGTTGAACACTATGATGGATTCCGAAAGGTCGAATTGATCCTATGGCCGATCCTCGAGCAGTGCAATAACGATGGCGCTCGAATGGGATTGTAATGATTAACTACACGGCGCTTCAAAAGTCAGCAAAGACAAACCTTGTCAGCAACGGTGCTGTCTCGCTTATCGTTCGACTGCTAAACAACGCGACGATTTCTACTGTCGGCATCTTCATCAACGGTGAAGCCAAGAACATCGACAACAGACAGAATCCAACATGGACAACTGGTGAGACAGACCGAATGGTGATTGTACCGGGTATTGACTTTTATACAGCGACGACAAACACCACAACGACTCCACAGGTGGGCGGCACAGTTGAGTGGACTATCAATGCGGTTCTCTACAAGAAAGTTATCAACAACGTGGCAATGGAAATGCCAATTCCAAATACCCCACTTATCTTCATTTTGGGGATCGACTAATGGCACAGAACTTTACTCAAATTCAAACGGGCTTTGATACAGCACTACAGACTCTACTCAATTCTACAACGATAAACGGAGTCAATCCGATCATTCTGTATCCAGAGAACGAAACGATTAATTTTGCAATGCTTCCCGACATCACATCCAAGCTCGGGGTTCGCACTTCGCTAATTCCTGCCAAGACCATTGTTGAGACGCTTGGATATAACGGTTATGTGTCTGTAAACGGCATCTATGCGATCGATATCATGGGTGTCGTCAATCAAGGATACACAGCCGTACAAGAGCTCGCGGATATTATTCTGGGACTATTCGCTCGAAGTTACCAACTTACCTTGAATGATGGTGATGTCATCACTGTCAACACGTCTTCGCCTGCACCGAATAGCAGCCAGGGAGCGTGGAACATGAACAAACTATATGCCCGCCAAATCATCGTCGAATGGTTTGGCTTCACTCAGCCGTAATGCAGACAGTTAAAGGGTTGGAAAAGCTAATCGACGTAACGAAGAAGATTACGGCAACGAAGCAAGCATTTGCAGAAGAGTTCCTTACGCGCGTACAGAATCGAACCCCTGTGAGAACCGGCTTGCTCAACGATAGCTGGGATATGAAGGTAAAACAGGGGCGAATCGAACTTAAAAATGATGCCGAGAATGAACAAGGTCAGGAGTATGTGGCGTTCGTTGAGTTTGGCACCTACAAAATGCGGGGATTCTTCATGGTCAGCCTAACGATGATGGAATCGGCGGACATTCTAAAGATAGCAAAGAAGAACGTTGGGTTGTAACCACAACTCAGCATAAATAACAAGAACAACAACTCTTTCGGGGTAAAACAACAATGACAACATTTTTTACAGGCGCAGAAACACGAGTCGCCATCGTCGCAGAAACCACACCAGGAACTACGCCTGCAACACCAACCATGTTGGTTCTTCCATATACCAAACTTGACTTAGAATTGGTACAGAACACATACGAAGATTCATCTATCCAAGGTGATCGTATGGAGCGTTATGCAATCGCGGGACTTCGTAAAGTCCAAGGTTCGCTATCTGCCAATTTGTCTCACTTGAACTATGCACCATTGCTCCAGACAGCAATGTTCGGCACATTTGCCTCGAAGGTATTAAAGACAGGAACAACCTGGAACACTCTCACAATTGAAGAGTGGCACCTCGATGGTACAAAGGGTTTTGTCAATACAGGTTGCTTTGCTGACAAAATGGCAATCAAGGTTCCAGTCAATGGAATCGTAACCATTGATGCAACTATCAGCGGAATGAATCAGACGACGGAGACATCTCCTCTTGCTGCATCACCAACGGCCGCTGTCGTTGAAGCACCATTCACTCACTTGGCGGGCACTATCAATGAAGGTGGAGCTACAATTGCGTACTTGACGGCAATCGATATCACAATCGATAACGCAGCAACAGAACTGTCAGTTCTCGGTGCACAGACACCAACTGGCTACGTACCAGGCATGTCAAAGGTATCAGGAACCATCACAGCATGGCTTCCAGACGTAACGTTGTTCAGTAAGTTTCTCAACCAGACTTCAACAAGTGTGAATTTCACCCTGACGGATGGTACCAATACACTTCAATTCAACATGCCGAACGTCGTGTATGTTGGTGCAAAGAAACCAGTTCAAGGCCAGGGCGCAGTAACGCTAACACTGCAATTCAAAGCGTTGAGAGATGCAACATCAGGAAGCAATCTCGTAATTACTGAGTCGTAATCGAACCAAGAAGGTGAGCCGCACTAAATACCTGTAGTCCAACTATAGGAGATTGGTTTATGTCCACACTTTCTTTATTCGCCGAAACATCGAAGCTCGAATTACTGCATCCAATTACGAAGGAACCCACAGGGTTCATCCTCGAACTGGTCAATCAAGACCATGACGATGTGTACAATGCGAAACTTGACGCAGTCAAGTTATTGCGTGCCAAGGGAGCAAAGGAGCCAGCGGAGTTCGCCTTGTCACTCGAAGCGCAAATCAAAGTTGCGGTGGCATGTATTGTAGGATGGACGAATACATCCGATGAAGTCAAAAAGGTATTCGAGAAGCTTGGCTTTCCTGATGACTCTTTCTCCCCTGAGAAGGCATTTGCGCTCATTTCGATGAAGAATGCTGGTTGGATTCGTGCTCAAGTACATGAAGCCATTGGAGAACAAGAGCGTTTTTTCAGCAATGCGTTGATCTCTTAATCGACGCAGTAAAAAACAAAATCCTTCTTGATACTCCTCTCGGTGACGGTTCTACACAACGCGACCATCTCCTGAAGGTTGCTTCTATTCCGGGTGCACCTCGACCAAAAGAGCTGGATTGGCCGACTGATCCACCATCGAAGTTCCTTTGGATATGGATGGTCTTTCAGTCGCTCAACCATGCTCGCCAGTTTACCGCCAATGGATTCCCTATTGCCATCTCCCATCAGGAAGTATTGGCATGGTCTACCTTGCATAACGAGACACTATCGAAGTCAGAATTGATGTTACTGCGCCAGATCGATGCGGTTTGGATAAATGCAAGAAATGAACTGCAACGAGAGATAACAAATGGCTGAATCCCTATTAGAACTGATCTTTTCTGCTGATACCAAGGAACTCGACGAGGCAAAGGAAAAGCTTGCCGACCTTGGTAAGCAAATGCCTTCCGTTGGTGAGGGTATCGAGAAGCTTGCCGAGTCCTTCAAGAACATTCCGGGTCCTGTTGGACTAGCCGCTGCCGCATTCGTTGGTATTGGCATTGGCATAAAGGAAATGATGGAGACCGCCCTCGAATCGGAAGTACGGCTATTGGAACTGTCCGAGGCAATGGGTGTTTCCATTGATAAGGCACAACCATTCATTGAGGCAATGGCACTCTCCGGTGTTTCTGGTGAGAAGCTTCAAGCATCCATGTCCAAGCTCGCACAAGCCGTCGGACAGGCATTGACAGAGCCAACAGGAAAGGCAGCCGATGCTTTCAAGAAGCTAGGTATATCGCAACAGGAGCTGGCCGAAGGCGATACAGAGCAGATCATGAAGGATGCCGCAAAGGGACTTGATGAATATGCAGACAGTGCAACCAAGACAGCGGTCATTCGCGAACTCTTTGGTAAGCAAGGGCCAGCAATTATTGCCGCTATGAAAGACGAAGCGGAAATGGAACAGAAAGCCGCCGAGGCGCAAGAAGCATACGGAACAAAAATATCAGAAGCGGACGCCAAGTCAGCCAAGTATTTCGGTGAGACATTGAAGCTTGGAATGACTATGTTCGAAGGTGTTGCATTGAGCGTCACTAAATCCCTTCTTCCAGGTCTCCAAGTCCTTGTGGATCAGTTCGCGGAGTCAGGAAAAGAAGGTGGAGTAATGCGAGACATCCTTGATGCAACATCTTGGACAATCACTAATCTCGCCAAGGTTATCATTACGCTGTTAGTAGAACCAGTTCGCTATGTGATCGAAGTCTTCAAGGAAGCCGGCACGACCATCGGCGCAACAATGGCGGCAATCGGTGCAGCGGCGTCAGGCCACCTCGGCGATGCGAAGACCATCATGGTCCAGCTCGGCAGCGATCTTGCAAAGATGAACCAGGACTACGTTAACTCAGCAGTCAAGTTCGAGGATGCACTATGGAATGGCACCAAGGCAATTAAAGATCAAGGCGAGGCCGTGGATGAGCATAAGCCAAAGATGGCGGCATTTGATGCTAATGCGCAGAAGGTATCTGACACACTAGAAAAGCTTGCTATTGAATTGGTGGCGCAAAATACGATATGGCAAGCGGCAGGTCAGGGATTAGAGGAGTATCGAAAAGCACAAGACGACGTAGCGATTGCAGCAGAGCGTCTAAAGATTGCAAAGGAAGGTGGAAGCAAAGCCGCCCAGGATGAAGCAGAAGCCCTTATGCGTGCTGCCAGTGCAGCAAAGCAAGCAGCCGCGGATGAAGTATCGGGATGGAACTCAATCAATCGACTTATCGAAGCTCAGAATAGCCTGCTCTCCCACAATACCGAGTTGGAGAAAGCGAAACAGGAAATTGCTTCTCATCCAGGCATGACCGCCGCCGAGCAGCAGGAACTACTTGCCAAGGCAAAGCTCGTGGATGTAACCAAGCAACAGGTCGAGGTGGACAAGATTGTTGCGTCATACAACGAACAGGCTGGCAAAGACATCTCTAGTATGGTCGCCGGCTACACTGTGACGACGAATCAACTGAAGCTTTACAACGATCAGATGAAGCTCAGTGCGCAATACCAGAAGGACATTGTTGGTAAGACGCCAGAACAAGTTACGAAGATCGCGGAAGCTTATGCAAAGGTCTACCAACAGGTCACTCTTACTAATCAAGCCACCCAGCAATTAAATTCCTCATGGACAGGATTTCAAGCTGGTGCGCTTCAAGGTTTAGCACAACTACAAGAAGAAACCAATAACTGGAACAAGGCAGGTGTACAGGCAAGCGGCAAATTCGTCGATGGCTTGACAACCGCGTTCATGAATATGGGCAAGGACGGAGCCAATGCCTTCAAGACACTGGCTGCAGGAATGCTTCAGTTCTTCGAGCAGTTGATTGTCAAGTGGGCAGTCGTTCAAGCAATGACCGCCGCATTAGAAGCAATGGGAATCTCCGGTGCCGCTGTTAGCGCCATTTTGACTGGTGGAGCCGCTGTCACCAAGAGCGCGAATGGTAATGCCTTCTCCGGTGGTTCAGTAATTCCATTCGCTAATGGTGGTGTTGTTGGTGGTCCAACCCTGACTCCTATGGCGTTGATGGGTGAAGCAGGACCAGAAGCCATTATGCCACTACAACGTAATGCCGCAGGACAGCTCGGTGTCAGTGTTAGTGGTGGAACCGCATCAAACGGCAACGTGACTCACAACCATAACAACTTCATCACAATTAATTCCAATAAAGATCCACACGAGATTGCAGCAGAGACACGCAAGCAGGCAGTGTTCGCCAAGAACTTCACTCTCAATACAATTGCTAATCAGAAACGCCCTGGAGGCCTCCTACATAACAGTGGCCAGGCGTTTGCCTCGTAAAGGAGTACACACATGACACTATTCGGAGGAGTAACACCAAGCTCAGCATCGCAACAAACTCAAGAAACGATGACTTATCGTGTGCTGGCCTATCAGTACGGTAATGGATATGAGTCGCGAGTGCCTGACGGCGCCAACCCACAGAAGGATACTTGGACGATCAGCTTTGACAATCTGAATGCGACCGATTCGGCATCAGTGCAAGCTTGGCTGACAGCCAATCCACCTTGGGTAACATTTAATGGCGATGGTGTCATTCTACCGTCTGCCAATACATATTGGATTACAAAAGATGGTTATCAGAACACCCCACTGCCTGGAAACGTAAATAGCTTCCAGTTCAATATTGAGCAGACCTACTAATGACAACACCAACAATTCAATCTAACGTTTATGTCCTTCACTCGACCGATGGTGTTGTCGATCTGTACTGTCTTGATGCATCAGCCTTCGGTGGACCAACATACTATTTCTCGCCTCAATGCTATTCAAATGGAACGGCGCTTTCTTGGGGTGGGCAGACTTATTCGACCATTCCTATTGGTATAGACAGCCTCGAGCAGAAGACATCCAGTTCTTCACTTCCTCAACCAACATTAGTCATTACCAATGTGGGTGGCCCTATCCTCGCACAGGTCATCGCATACGGTGATTTGACTGGTGCGAAGCTGACACACTGGAAAACAAAGGTCTCGTACCTTGATGGTCAGGCCAATCCATCCACATCGCAGTATATCGGTCCTCAAGTATGGACGGTATTCCAGAAGCTATTACAAACGAATCAACAGATTCAGTGGGCATTGGCTTCTCCACTGGACCTACCTGGAATGATGCTGCCAGTTCGTCAGTTCTTGAAAGACTCCGGCATCAATCCGCCTGATGGCATCTACTTCCCTGGTATTCAGCCATACCGCATGAACTAATGCAGCTATCAGATGACGCACTCAAACAATTCAAGGCAGATGTACTAGCGCGATATCCAGAAGAAGCGTGTGGAGTGCTGATTGCAGACACGTACTATCCGTGTAAGAACGTCCATCCAGAACCTACCAAGATGTTCCGCATTGAGCGGGAACGTCTCGAACTAGAACTACAACACGGACCTATACAGGCGGTCCTTCATTCTCATCCATATGAACTCGCAAAGAGCAAATGGTTTGTCAAAGCACACTATAACCCTGCTTGGCCATCTGAAGCCGATCAACGAGGTTTCATAGACGATAACGTACCTTGGGGAATAGTCGCGAGCGATGGAGAAGGCATTTCAGAGATGGTCTGGCTTACAGAGGAAGTCCTACCGATTGCATCAAGGTCGTTTTCCTGGTTTACCGCTGATTGTTATTCCCTTGTTCGTGATTGGCACAAGGAAAACACTGGAATCATCCTTCCAAACTTCACTCGAAAGTGGGGGTTCTGGCGTGAAGGGATAAATACCATTGAAGAAGGAATATTGAAGATCCCGTTTGCCACAAAGCATCCAACGGAAAACGCACAAATAGGTGATGTGG